ACATGGTGCAAATCGCCATGCCACCGCTCTCAACTGTTCCGTCACCGGTCGCTTTCCACGGCCCCGGTGTCACACCTTCTAGCCCCGCTTCCAGTTCCTCGATCAGCTTCTCTATCTCACTCGGCATCGTTCTTCCTTTCGAGCAGGGCGCGGGCTTCCCGTTCCGCCACGAGTTCCGCCACCGGCTCTATCTCTGGGTTAAGCATGGTCGGGGCTCTCAATTTCTTCGAGGGTGCAGTTGTCTGCGCCGTAAATTTCGAAGAACGCTTCCGCCAATGATGAAATGCAGACCAAGCCGCCAACGTCCGGGTCGGCACGATGCTTCCCGTCCAAGGCGCAATCGGCGTCAATCTTCCGGTCAAAAATGACGCCCTCGGTTTTGTTTTCGTTCCATGCGATATAGCGCTTGGCCATCATTCTATCTCCTGTATTGCGGTGCCAAAGAGCCTCTTGGGAGGAAGGCTTGGTTTCGATGATGCCCGCTGCTCTCGACGGGCTGATTTGGACGATCTGGTCGTAAAGCCACGAGACTGCATCTTGGGAGGATCGATGATGCGAAGGTGTTTCTTGCGGACGGCGGCGACCTTGGACTTTTCAGCCTTCGCCTCGCGGGTGTGTCCGGCATGGCATTTGATGTGAGCCGGGAAAATCTTGCTCTCGCGGTTCTCGCCCCCGTTGATAAGCGCGGGGTCGTGATTGGCTTCCCATTTCTCGCCAGCCTGGATTGGCAGTTCGCACAGGTGACAGACGCCATTCTCACGCTCCCAGATGCGCAAGCGGACGCGAGGCGGTATCTTGCTGTCTGGTGTCTTACCTATCCACTCGGAGACGGTGCGCCCGGTCATGCCAATAGCGCCTTTCGGGCCATCTTGAGTTGCTTGCCCTTAGGGCGGCGTTCGCGTAAGATTTCGGCGCGTTCACATACAAACGACAGCCCCGGCATATGACAATCGGGGTCAGGTATCAGGTCGCCAACGGGCTTGACTTCATAGACGGTTCCGTTGCCATGACTGGCGGCATACAGAACGGCGGCCGCATATTCGGTAGTGACGCAGACCTTTGAAATGTCGCAAGCGCGAGGGTCGATTTCCGCAGCGAACGAACGCTGTCCTGTTTCTTTCGCAGGTAGGATAGTCCTTAGGCCGCGTGGCCCGCCATGATAATACGCCATCACCAGCTTTCCTCTACCCGTTCCCTGTCCACCCTGTCTGGAAACACCCTCGCAAGGTCTGCATGAACCAGGTCCTGCTTTGCCTTGATGATCGCTGCGGAGCCTCGCTTGTGAGACTTCCGGCATTGTCTTAACCGCCGGTCCAGATCAGCCATCTGCGGATCGATCCCACACATGGCCTTGCGTGATCGCCAATTCGCCCATTGCAGGATTGCTCTGCGGGAAAGGATCAGGAAGCGGCTCATGCTCTCATTCCTTCGTGATTAGGCGACCTTGGCCATGGCCCGGAAATTGCTCTGTACAGTCCGCCAGGCTTCGATGATCGCCTCGCACTTCGACCGCTGGTTTCGGTATTCCTCATCGGCCTCTACAGCCGCATAGAAACGTTCGCAGGCTTGCCGGTAGTTCTCGTCCAGCACCGACTTCGCATCGCGCTCTGCAACGCTTCCTTCGGCTGACAGAAAGGCTCTTGCCTTCGCTGCCCGGCGTTCATCTTCCCGGCGTTCTCGCATTGCCCTTGCGGCTGCCGCTGGCTGCGCATGGCCTTCCAGCATGTCGAAGGCGGCATGGACCGTCTCGTCTTTGATCGTGAAGCGCGGGGTCAAAACGGTATGGTCCCGTTGTCGAGGTCGCGGGCGTCATCCCCGTAACTGGTGCGCGGGTCGTCGCGGTCGTGACGTTGCTGTGCGTCCTTGCGCTTGAAGGCGAGGGACTGGAATCGTCCCTTCCGGCCATCCTTGGTCCAAGCCGAGACGTAGTATTCAACGCCGTCGATTATGGCCGTCCCGGTGGCGTGGGGATGGGTGTCCTTTTCGCGCCGTTCGTTCTTGAACAGTGCGCCGGAATTGTCTTTCGGTTCGAATGCCATCGTGGTTCTCCTAGCCTGCCATGATCGGGTATTGTGAAAGGTCGCTGCCGTTTGCCTCCTTGGCGTCACGGTCGGCCATCTGTTTCAGTTCCTTTTCGGCCTTCTCGAATTCCTCTGCGGCGGCATCGCACCAAGCCGGGGGCCACTTGTCGGTGGCGGCTTTCTTCGACCATGCCTGCCGCACTCGTTGATTTCCCGCTTCATTTCCTCGAATACGCCATCGCGCTTTAGCTGCGCGCTGGACGTGCGCTTGGTCGGTTCCGCGCCGCCATCATGGGCGCTGGCAACCTCCGGGTCGTCGCCGGTTTCGATCTGGAACAGCTTGAACAGTACGTATTTATTCGCGCCGGTAATGGCCTTGTAGACGCCCTTGTCGCCAACGGAACCATTCTTGGCCCGGTCATTGCCCATGCCAGCCGCGCCGATCTTCTCGGGCCAGACATCGCCGTCCTTGTGCATGAGGGTGTATTCCATCTGCACCGTGACGTTGCCGTGGTCATCTACCGGCGTGACGGCCTTGACGGACGGAATGAGAAGCAGCCCGGCTTCGAGCATTGCGGGGCGTAGCTTGTCGAGCAGATCGGCCTCGCCTGCATACCTGTATCCGTGGAATGCGTTCTTGCCGGTTTTCTGCACGTAGCCGACTTTCGACATGACTTCGTGCAGTGCTTTTGCTATGGTTGCGGACATTGCGCGTCCTTCCTCATCAGGTAGTGCCGCCAGTACCAGCGGGCGTTTCGAACAAGCCGCTTGACCTCATCGGGTCTGTTCATTGCCCGCCATTCGCGGGCTGTTTTCAGAAGCCCCTTGGCGCAATCGCGACATGCTGCGGAATAGTCAGACATTTGCCTTCTCCGCATTGTTTCGTTCGATCTCGCGCACCACGGCGCGCAGTTCCCGGCTCAACCCGCTCCGCAACAACGTCTCGCAAGCAGCCTGGATTTCCTCTGGCGTTGGCCTGTGCAGTTCGCGGGGAGCGTGGTTCACGGCCTCGGCCCGTCGAAATACCCGACGCCCAAGATCACCGCCGCCAGAATGAACCCCGTCGCTCTGGGATGATCGGATAGCCAGTAGAAAACCGCGTCGGAAAGGGGATGGTCACGCATCTTCAGTCTCCCGTTCATCCGCCCATTGCTTGGCGTCGAAAAGTTCATCGTCCAGAATGTCCTTGAAACCGGCCCGGCATTTCTTCGCGTCGAATGTCTCGTCATTGCCGAGAGAGGCAGCCAGTTCCGCGATATTCAGGGTGCAATCGAAGGCCGCTTCTGCTACTCTCGGAACCACGTTCGTCAGGTAGTTGTGGGCCGTTCCGCGCTGACGGGATTCGCCGTCGATAAGGACTGGCGGGAGGCTTGCCTCGATGCGTTCCAGTTCCCGGATGGCCCTGCGGATATGCGCGCTGATTTCCTCGCGGGTGCAGTCGCCAACTGATCTGACATAGTGCTGGTCTGGCTTGCGGACGTGGTTCATTTGTCGGCTCCGGTGCGGGCCGGAACAGCGCAGCCGTAGGTGTCCACGAACCATTTAAACTGCTCGGAAAGGGCGGCTGTTTCTTCCTTCGTGACGCCTTCTGTGGTACCGATGAAGTTCACGATGAACCCGGCGCGACCGTCCATTTTCGCAAGCGTCAAACCGCCGCCGACAATGCTGGAATAGGGAACCGCACTGGCGGTCAGGCGGACGACCTCACCTTCCGGCTTAGGAGGCGATTGAAGGCTGTCGCGAGCGTGTTGAAACAGCATCCGAAGCTCGTCCATCGAAAGCTTTTGACGGGTGCGAGCAAGACGCTTATCGTCGCGAATGCGGTCCCAATAATCGGCGGGGTTGGTCATGACGTTTCCTTTGTGCAGTCAGGACACGGCCCGTAATGGACCTTGATTTTGTAGGTTGAGCCGACGACCGGCGACCAACTGATCTTCACGCGACCGGTGCCGTGACACGTTGGGCATTTGTCCTTCACCGTCCCTGCTCCTTGAGGGCGACCGGCTCTAGGTTCTTGGGCGATAGCCATTGCCACTTGCGACCGCGCTGCCGGATCGACGGGTTCACTGGAAACCCAATCAGCAGAACCCGCTCGGCATCCGGGCCGCGAAGAAGTTCTTCTTGCGCGGGGTCCATGCTGAACACGCGGCCGGTTCGAACATGTCGGAACTGGTCCACACCCTTCAGC